CATTTCAAAACTTTGGAATCATTGTCGATTATAAATCGTTTGCCGTTGATCATGCCGAAACCCTTGGAAGTTCAAAACGATCAACGCCAATATCCTATGCAATAAAATTGATATTTGATGACATATACAATCTATGTTATCAAACCAGCGAACGAACAACATGTCTTCAACTACCAAACATATGTCTTTTGCAGAAGCCCAGGCTATCATGTTGCCTTTTATGTTGACCCATTTTCAATTCAAGCAACACAACGGTGTGCTTTATATGAAGTGTAAAGATGGTTGGAAAGTATTCACTGAGAAAGTTTCAAAATTAGACCCTATCTTTATAGAGGTTATTCACATAGACGACAAAGAACACATCGAACAAAAAGAGGCGATAGGTCTCGTGAGAAATTCCGTGAGTCATTTTACAAAATTCCGCAAAAGTCTGCGCGCCTATGCCATGGAGAGAACCACCGACAAGGTGTATCATCAAGGCGATGAACCCGAATCTACTGTGGAATATGATGATTTATATGTGGAGGAGATCATGACACGTATATTGCTTCCTGAAGCAGAAGTGTTGCAAAAGATTGCTGAGGAATTACCCGTCATCTTGACGAACGAACGTCTTGCAACCGAAATCTATACTATTTGTCATATGACGTGTCTAGCATATGTTCTCTTCACACTTCGATCGCAAGTATGCGATGAATTCCATAGCAAGAAAAGCATACCAATCAATAAAAAGGGTGGATTCAAACCAGTGAATCCGTTAGACGGAGATCATTATAAAGAACACATTTACTTAGGGAAAAAATCTTATACATCATTGACTGGTGAGCAGGGTGTTATACGTTGGTCTACCGAGACCGCGTTGTTTTACTTGATCCGGTCTCTGACACATGACAATAACGTTCCAAATTTAGTAAGAGCGACTGATCACATTATCGATTTGATATATGATCGATCGGATAAAGGGACTATTTACCGCAGTGATTGGAAATCTGAATTACCGGTTTTGCTAAGCGACTCTACTAATGTATTGACGGTATCAGATAAACATGTGTTGAAGCAGTTCCCAATATGGACCAACCGTATTCTCGAGAAGGTAGATGCTAATCTGATACATATCGGCGCAATATGTTCAAATGGGTTCTTCAATGATCGAACTAATATAATGAAGGAGAAGGCTAATATCAGAAAAATCGTATCCAATTATCCATTCATGTTATAGAAGTGTATACGTGAATGAAAACCCCCCGCAATTTGTGCAAAGTTAATGTCTATCGGTATAAAATTGATATTTTGTTGATATGCATGTTTTTTTGTATATCAACAGAAAGGTCTATAATAAAAATGCGCGCAGCTATACCATGGAAGTCGCCTTTGCAACGAGCTTTACATGATCAAGAACAGGTCCAATCTGTTCTGGATCATCATCTACAGGAGGCCGTTGCTCCCGTTATTCCGCCACAGTTTTGCGATAACTGGTCGATTATTTACCAATGCGGTTTGATAACAATGTCGTTGATAAGTGCCGCTGATTTATATTTTGTACTCTATAGTGATTATGATATTACATGTTTAGGTCGTGGATATGATTTATTTTCGAGTCTTACCCTTTCTGCCGCAATCGTATTCTCTAGTGTGCTTTTATATTATGCAACCCGTAGTTTATATGCGCGATATAATGCGAACGATAACTTTTGGATTATTATGGCGAAATTCCTGGTGCGATCTTTCTTGCTTATTTGGATTATGTTAGGTGGATCATGGGTTTTATCCCAGGCAGAGAATCCATGTGATATTACATTCTATTTGTATTTGCAAATATCATTTTCCGTGAAAATTATGCTTGTTATTTTCGAATTTGCTTGGTCGTTGAAAACTTGTCCCAAGTGAAACGACCAAAGTGAAATGACCAAGTGAAACGACCAAAGTGAAATGACCAAAGTGAAATGACCAAAGTGAAACGACCAAAATGAAACGAACAAAATGAAATGACCAAAATGAATACAGAAATAAAATTGAAGAATATATTTGTATTTTTCTTGAACGCAAACCAAACATACAAACGTATTGAAATATGAGCGCAACTATTATTCCTTGGTCTTCGTCAAGTTTGCAAAACCCTCTGAATGAACCTCCGAACAACGACGACACAGTTATTGATATCCAAGATGCAACAGAAGTGTATGCTATTGTAGACCCAGTCAATCGTCCTGTGGATGGGTTCGGTAATTCTTGGATATATCAATTAGGGTTGATCTTGATGTCTATGACCAGTATGACAGATATCTATATTTTGTGTAATCAATCGGATGAAATCAGTTGTTTTGCATATGGATCGACATTGACATACAATATGATTGTATCTGCGGCGTGTATTTTGATTGTGGCAATACTGTATTATTATTCTTACATAACCGCGATCGAAGGGTTTTTGGCTAGTTATTGGGCGAAGGTTGCCAAATATATGATGCGAACTTTCTTGATAGCTTGGATCATAACAGGTGCGATGTATATTATTGGAATAACGCGGAATCAATGCAATTCCGGTATTTATCTATATTTACAGGTGTCTTATGTCTTGAAAATTGGTCTTATGATATTAGAATATACATGGGTTTTATCAAGCTGTCCTATGTAAATAGTGTAAAGGGTGTTTATAGGCTATCAGAGGTTTTTACACCATTGCGCATTTGAAATGGGCAAAGGTGTAAGCCAAATGTCTACAAAAACACGGATATTCCTTAATTAAATTTTACTACTATTTTTACCATTTCTTTTTTGATGCATTTGCATGCGGATACGGAGAGCTCCTCGCGCTTCTTTCGCGTTTTCCCATTTTCGCCTACAATGGTGAGCTCGGCGCGCTCCTCCTCGGACATGCGTTTCTTGGAAATGCTATTGCGCTCATTCATATCTGTTTCGATTTCTTGGTAATGGTTCTCGATGTAATCGATGATGTTGTTTTCTATTGCCCATTTGAAGAAGTTTAGTTGTCCTATGGTGGTTTCCATGAAGTTTTCTTCATCATAGGGGATGGAGATTCGTTCCCAACGGCAAAAAGGGTCGAACCGGCGCTTGGAATAAGCCTTTAGCTTAAGTTTGTAGTCGTTGTATACCTTGAATCGTTCTACACCAGTTAACGCTGTTGTTAGCTCGTATACCGTGTAGTATTTCTTGGAATAATTGGTAACAAACCAATCCACGATTCTTAGAGAAATCTTGGACTCGCCGTTGATGATTTTCATCATACGTGAAAGATGCTGTTTTTCTTTGTAGAAATCCATGAGGTTGGTTAGAAGGAGGTCATTTTGGGTATGAATTCTTTGGTTGGAATATGACATTCTTGATGTGTTGGTGTTTTATATGGATGGTTATAGAGGCCGAGGTTTAAATATATTTTCTGTGGAATATATAAGAGATTTTGGTTAGTCATTTTTGAAATATGAATGATGCAGTTACACCAAATAGTACACCACAAAGCAGTGTAAAAACCGAGTCTGCAGAAGAAGCACCAACGTCAACAACATCAACAGGAATAACAACAGAAACAGAAACAGAAGCTAAAGCAGCAGCAGAAGCAGAAGCAGCAGAGACATTTTTACCTGAAAACTACGAAAGTATATTATCATCTAGAAAAGATCTATCTGCATATGCTTTGGCCAAACACAAACCAGAACTAGTAAATACCGATAACGAATTCAAACAGCAAGAAGCTGCTAGAATTATAGCTTCAGCAACTGGTGTAGGAGTAGCTATTGCGGTTGGTGTAGGTGCAACAGCGGCGGCTGCAGGTGGTCCATATTCGATAGCAATTATTATTTTAGTTTTAGCGATTTATAGTCAAAAGAAAAAGGTAGACGAATTCACAAATATCATTTATTTTTTAGCGGAAGAAATATTACAAATTGAAAAATGTGCTAGTTTGATGGAAACAATGGCGAAACACTACGATATTCCGTACAATAATGGTGTATTAACGATAACGATGAAAAATCTTATGGCAACTATATTGCGTTTTTTACCAACAGAAACTTTGGAAAAATACCAAGAATTATTTGAACTATATGCTAGTAAAGAAAGAACCAGTTCTGAAGATCAGATATTACAAGCTGCAAAAGAACGAACTGATGACAACGGATTAAACGCAAAAGGATCGCGATATAAGAGAAACGATAAAGGTATTGTATTGAAAAGAACAAATGTATTAGGATATATATCTTCATTCGGTCAAAACACTAAACAAATTGAACGAAAAAATCTTACAAGATATCTTAGTTTCAGTAAACTATCGAGAATGACAAAAAAGGCATTTTCAGCGAATGAGTTGTATCGTCAAGCAATTCGAGATATCATTATTGTAAATATATTTTTTTCTATTGCAACAAGTGAGTTTGATTTAACATACAAATTAATGGCGGTTGATAAACAATCGGATTTTTGGGATAAACATTTATCGGTATTGAAATCCGATCAAGCAAAACGTTTTTTAACAAATATGACTATGAAAAATATGAACCCCGATTTGAAAGACTCAACATTGATGGTAGAAAAGTACCAAAAACTTTTGCAACAGGCAACCCCCAATGAAATTCAAATTGCTCTAGCAGTTGTGGAAGAAGCAACAAATATTGCAGAAGAGACAAATCAGGTGACTGAACGACAAAGTAGAGGTGGATCCGCAACAAAACGTCGCCGCTACAGAAAGCGCAAAACTCGTAGATCGTATACTCGTAAATGTTAGATAGCAACCTTTGTCTCCAACCTTTTAAAATAAAACCCTTGATAAGCAACGGGTTTGTCCAAGGCTTTCGCCAAAGTTTTATCGCTCATGGACAGTTTTCGTAAACAATCATATTTACATACAAATTCTCTTACTAATTGATGGTGTTGATCATATTGACCAACACCTTCTTTGTACAAAATGGGATCGCAACCTCGATTGCGCAATTTGAAATCGTCTTTTAACTGTGGTGAACATTCATCATAAAGTATATAATAATGACCATTCGTTATAGAACCTTTTTTCACGGGCGTGTCCAAGGCTGAATTAGATTGATAGTTATTCAAGATTGCGGCAGTTTTTCTGTCCAAATAAACGTTGAGAATCTTGGACTTATCCGCGTTTAGTTTTGCAATATATCCCAACTGTTGTATCTTGGTTCGTTTGGTTTGTTCCAAGGTTTCGGAAACATGGTTGGGATCTAATTCGCGATCTACATACATCCATCGAAATCCATTGTATACAGTGTTTTCTTGGATCGCCTTGTGTAGACTCGGTCGTTTCATTTTGCTGTTTTCTTTCATACATTCGGAAACGGTTTCATATACTTTGATCAGTTGAAGCGTTTCTGGGTGAATCTTTTGCAACCTTGGACCGACGGTTTGATTTGGTTGTTCAAATCCAGTTGTAGTGCGGGTTTGTGTTGCATGTAGTTTTTCCAAGATTTCCTTGTTGGATTTTTCCAAATCGGATACTTTTGCGAGAAGTTGTTTGTTATCTTGGACTAACGAGGTTAGAGTATCTAATATTTGTTTTACTGCGGTTGTGTTTAGGATAGAATCATTTGAGTTATTCGTTTGATGTGCTATCAAATTGGTTAACACTTCATTTTCGGTTTTTATTTTTTCAATATCATAGTCGTTGAATTGATTCAAATTCATCTTGATAATGTTGAGCAATATTGCATAGGATAGTCTTTTTCCTATCAAAAAAAGTTCGCGTTCTTGTTCGTGTCCTTGTAAATCGGTAATGTTGCTGAGTTTGATATCTTTATGATTATGGAGAAACAGTTCGAAATCTCGGCTTCTTTTTACCATAAAACAGTCCAAGAGAACGGCCTCTTCGTATTTTGATTTATGTTCATTATATCTCGCTTCGACACCTCTCCTACTTTCACCTATCTTGATGATGTATTGACCATTCTCATAGGATTTGACTCGTAAAACATAGATGAGTGCACCGGCATTTCCGAATTCTCTCAGCAAGACATTTTGTTTCTCTAGTTCCTTTTCTTTTTTGGTATTGGACTCAATATATACGATTTCATTCTTTAGTTGATCTAATTGCATTTTCAGTTCGTTGCTTTCTTCATTAATGGCCTCATGCAGCGTTTCTTCTAATTTGATATAATATTCGTGTATTTGATCTGCTTTTTTTGTTCCAGCTTTTAAACAAAATAATTTAAAAGCATTTACCGTAAGCATAAAAATCTCTTTATTATGGCCTCCGTGGGTTCTATCTATAAAATCTTGCTCCTCCGATCGGAGGAGCAAGATTCTATAATCAGTATTAGCCTTAAATTGTCTTTCTAACACTCTTTTTGCGCTAACCTTTTGTGTAAACCCCAACCATTTCCAAATATTATCTAAATCAATTACAAAATCGTTTGTTGAATTATAATTCAAATAGCAATAAAAACTAGAAACAAATAATTGTTGATCATGGGTTGAAAATTTGTCTTTTAATTTTGTTATTAATCTTCCTTGGTATGTTGTAGATAGTCGCGTTATAGGATTTTGTTCAATAAGATCCACGATATCGAGATTTGTCATATTTGACATATAGTATATTGAGACATTTCTTTATACTCTCTTTTACTTTACACAATTAAAACCGCCTAAATGTTTGCTCCACAGGTTGGTGTAGCAAAAAATTTACCTGTAGTGAACCTAATCTATACACACGTGTATTAAATATATATGCATTATGCTAATAGAATCTTTGCTTTGCCGATTGGCAAAGCAAAAAATATATTTTCAGAATAAAATGATATCGATTGCTTGATATATGCTAAGGAAAATCTTGCTTTACCGTACGGTAAAGCAAGATTTTGAAGATTATATATAATAACCCTGACTATTTTGACAATTTTATAGTAAACCAATATTCAAATAAAATTGATTCCTATATAAAACAATATATTAATAGTATTATTCGTTTTTAATGGAAGAACTTACCACTAAAAAATGCACGACATGCTCCAAAGAGTATGAACTCTCCCATTTCATGGGGATGAAAAACAATATTACCAAAACCTGTAGTAAATGTAGAGAAATAAATCGAATCAATGACGCAAAACGCGACAAAGAACACCGTAATGAAGTTGCACGTAAAAATGAGGCAAAACCGGAAAGAAAACAAGTGAAACAAGCGTGGAATGACAAGAATCACGATAAAGTATTGTTAAAATCGATGAATTATAGACAAAGAAAAATAGAAAAAATAGGTATAGATCAATATTTAAAGGAAAACGCCGAACAAACAGCAAAATGGCGCGAAAATAATAAAGAAAAGATGGATCTTATAAATGAATCCAAGAAACGAAACAAGACGATTCAATATGGTATTTATAAACGATGCGCAAATATAAAGAATCTAGATTTTGAGATATCTTTTGAAGATTATGAATCTATTGTTAGCAGTCGATGTTATTATTGCAATAGCATGGAAGAAAAAGGATTCAACGGTATTGATCGTAATGATCAAACAAAGGGATATGTAGTAGACAATTGTCTACCTTGTTGTACAATCTGCAACTACGTAAAAGGATCATTACATTCATATGGATTTATAAAACGTATTGAGCATATTTTGACACACCAGGGTTGTATTCAAGGATCGTATTATCCAGAATGTTTTGCAGATCATAAAAGTGGGTCGTATAATGTCTACAAAACTCGTTCTGAAAAGAAACACCTAGAATTTCAATTGACCCAGGAAGAATTTCTACAAACATGTTCAGAACCATGTTATCTGTGCGGTAAAATAAACTCAGAAACGCATACAAATGGATTAGATCGTCTTGATTCATCAAAAGGATATACCATAGACAACATAAAATCATGTTGTGGTGAGTGTAATTATATGAAAAAAACGTATGATCTTGATAGATTATTGAAACATTTATACGCTATACATCTACATTTTGGTCAAACTGTAGATCGATCATTCTCAAAACCTTTGCAAAATAGGATGATTGTATGTAATGATGGAAAGAAGTCGAAATCAGAATTACATGCTGAATCCGAACACCGTAAAGCCACAAAAAAATTGGAGCTTATAGAAAAGTATAATAACGAAGAATATAAGAAGATCAAGGCTAACGTTCTAGCACAAAAGCGTCTCGATAAGGTATAAACCATAGAATAAATCTGAAATCTGTGGCATTTCAGATTTATTTTTATTTACTCAATTTGCATTGAATAGAAAAAGATAAAATCGTGCATTTTTGTGAAAATACAAAAACGTTTAATTGGAATAGGCGCTCTACTACCTCTAAGTTTCCCTAGAGGGATGGACTGTATCTTAACCCGACTCTGGCTGCTTAGGCCTTCATCATCAAGCGACTACCGTTCAGTCTCTGACGGCTAACCGTAGACTAGCAATTACAAATCGTCTTTAGGTTATTACCATGCGGATTGCCCAATCCTTAACATTATTACTATACCGGAGTTCTATTCTCCGCCATATACTGGTTTCCCAAGTATACTTAGTAGTTAAGGCTCTAAGGGTGTCCCCGAACAACAAGTAGTCTTGCAAGCTCTTACAAGCTTACTAACAACAGGCTATTAATGCAGGAGCCAAATCGAAGTTATCCACAAACATTGCCTGCTTGTTTGTGGCGTGTTGTTTTTCTGCGCCATTGGCAAATTCTAAAAACAACTGTAGTTGTTTAAAGAACCGGACCAAAACGCCAGCCATTCCGCTCATCACGCGGAGCACGTTATAGTTGGTAGCATAAACACGGACCTTGGCCGTGGCAGTTCCGGCAACTGTTCCGGATGAGAGGATAAGTTGCAGTGTGGCGTTATCAATTCGTGAGAAATTGCACGACCCGCTGGGTTGATGCTCTTCGGGGCGGAGGGCAAATGAGTACACGTTGATACCAGTGTCGGGTGCGCGGGTGTGGTGTTGGAAGGGTTGAACAACGTCGAAGTAAGATCCTTCGCGCTCGGAGAAGCGGTCCTGTCCATTGAGCTGGAGCTTGGCAGTGACAACAGGGTTCTCACCCCAGCAGTGCATGTCAAGGGCAGTCTCGGCCAAAACGAAGGTTCCGGCATCAGACACGAAAGATCCAGTGTTGGTTCCAGCAATAGGTCCATTGAAGGTGTTGTTGTTTCCTCCGTTTCCATATCCCCACTGTTGTGTTGATGTAGCGTTAACATCAGCAGCACCAGCCATCTCGAAAAGACCAGAGGATGTCATGAATTCACCAGAACCAGTCTCTCCAGGTCCACCGAAGGCATGGATGGCGTTGGGAAGAGCATCAATGGCATCGGTGTAGTTGAAAGGCTGAGCACCAAGGGTCTTGTAGAGAACAGTTCCTCCCTCGAGGGAAGAGCAGTAATCGACGTTGGCATCGGGTTGAACAACCCAGATGAGTTCCTTGCAAGGGTGGTTGAAGTTCAACTTGATCTTGTTGCTGGAAGATCCAACAGACTCATCACCAGTGAATTGGAGCTGCTCAATGAGGTACTCGTGGGGGTTCTGTGCCATCTTGCGGCGCTCATCAGTGTCCAAGAAGACGTAGTCAATGTACAAGGAGGCAGCAACAAGGGATTGTTGATAAGCCTGTGATACAGAGACGGAGGATCCGTTAGAGTTGGAGATGCTGGAGACGGCCCACAAGCACTCACCAATGGGGCGGAAATCAATGTTGATCTTGACCTCGTGATACTGTACGAATCACTTATACCCGTTCTTTCGAACTATTTATCAGCATTCTCAAATCGATCAACATATTGCATTTGAGAACTGTAGCTGGGGACTAGACTATATCTTAAGTCTTCATAGAAGTTGATTACACTCCTCAGACCCATAACCATTTAGTCGTTGAACCTTCCTCATATCCTTATCATTGTGGACGTAGAGGCTTGGCTGCGGATTGCCTATTTCAGATGCGATTGCATCTTCATCCGTGGGATTTTTACCATACCTGAGTTTTACTCTCAGCCACTGCAAACTTTCGCGTGCAATTTGGTACCCTAAATATTTTTTTTGAATGTCGTTAAATCGGTTTATGTTAACAATGTTATTAAAATAGTAGTGGAGTAATAGTCTATCACTTTTTTGACGATTTTCTAATGATGTTAGAGGTTGTAAATTTGTCCAATGAAAGCAAATATTTTTATCTATATTTTTCGTAAAATCAAATTCATTTATTGGTAAAATATGATCAATTTGCCAGTATTCTCCAAAATTTTCCCAATTCATTTTGTCTGTAAATCTAAACTCTAGCCATTTTTTTAGAAAATCTAAATCACATCCAATTAAATTTGCATAGGATGTTTTTTGATTTTTCAACATTTTATGGATCTTACTTCTTAGAATTTCAGACATTTTGAAATTTATATCAGTTTTTCTCTTTTCTTGGATTTTAACTTTGCGAATAGGTAGATATTCTTTTTGTTTTTGTTTAATATGGTTTTTGACTTCTTCACGATTACGATATTCTTTTCTTTGATTGTAGATTTCAGTTTTATGTTCTTCTCTGTACTTTTTATTCTTTTCTAAAACAGTTTGTTTGTTTTCCGCATAATACAGAGTATTTTTTTCTTTAACTTTATCTTTTATCTTATTTCTGTATTCTCTTCTACAATCATTGCAATCATATCTTAATCCATCATTTGAAGTTTTTAATTTACCATAAGAATCAAGTGGTTTTTCATTTTTACATTTACAACATCGTTTTGACATTATTTCTATTCTCTCACTTATTGCACTACTTTTATATACATTCAAAAGATAATATTTATTTTTAAACGGCTTTAAGGGTTTCCCGCAATTTGGATATGTTGCTCCATGGCGGTAAAGATTCATTAATTGAACCTTAGCACCGACATGAAACTAGCATCTGGGAATGACAAAATTCATTGTCCCGAGTCCACAACATTTTTTCCCTAAAGCATTGCTCGGATACTTTAGGATGGATACTTTTCTGCCCTACAGATTTTAAGGCAATGAGAGGCAATGCGAGACCAGGGTTTCTGTTGAACCAGAACAACAAGGGGATGTAAAGGGTGGTCTCGGGGAGGGCATTGCGTGGGGCGCAAACCTGGGCGGGTCCACCGGCGGCGGCGCAAGGTCCAGAGATAGCGGCGAATGTGGGGTCAGTGATGTAGGTCAACTGGGTGGTGTTGCCGATCATCTTGAAGTAGCCGCGGAGCTGCTCGGCAGACATGGTCAACTGGTTCCAGATGTGCATCCAATCACCATATTGGCGATCGATTCTCTGGCCTCCAATCTCAACCTCAACCTGAGCGATGAGCTGCTCGCCAATGAAGTCCAACCAACGGGCATAGACAGCAGATCCCATGGATTGGTTGATCTCAGGGAGAGTGACCTGGAGGTATGTGCGGTAGCACAAGTCACCGTTGCGGCTGATTGTGCATGTCACACGGCGGCCGAAATCGGCCTGTCCGGAGAAGGTCTGCTCAATGGATTCCATGGCAAAGTTTGTGTGGCGTCTGTATGACACCTTCCAGAAAGTGATCTCGGGGGTTCCGGTAAGGAACACGTCTTGGGCGCCATAGGCGACTAGTTGCAAAAGGCCTCCTGCCATTGTTCTCGCTTTATAACCTTACAATAGAAAAAAATTTGGGAAAAACAAAATAATTAATACTAAAAAATAATATTCACACGAATCAATGTGAATATTATAATAAAATACTGCTCACAAATAGCATCATACTATGAATAAACATTTATACAAAATATAATAAGATATTTTGGTTCAACCAAAAAAAGAATGCCTAAAGAATCCTTCCATTCTACTATCCTATCATATTCGATTCCCACCCCCCTTACCTCCCGTTCATCTTTCGCTAATTACGCGCAATTACGGAAAGATCCTATATCTCTTGGTACGTTTGTATTGATGTATACCTAGTGATAGATGGTGATCACATGAATACAATTCTTTACCGTGATGTTTCAAAATGAATCGTATAATGCTTAAATATGGACGTTTGCATGTGGCTGCATGAGTTATTCCAGCACACCCACTCGATGAATAAATTCGTCGTATTTCTGGTCCTAAATCTAGGATACTATTTTGTATCTGAATATTTTCATCTAAATCACACAATAAAAACGTTATGTTTGTTCGATCTTGGACTTCATTAGATAATTCATGCAATATATTCAAAACCCTATCTAACAATCTTGATTGTTCTTCCGAATATTTTATATCTTTTTTAATGTCGGGCATGCATGTATAGAATCGATTTAATCGGAATAATATAGATATTTTGAAAAATCTATATTATTTTTTGGTAAATACTTTCTACATGATAAGACTACACATTCTTACGTCGCTTCTTAGACAAATTGTATTGGTATTTACCCCTAATTTTTTGTGTTTTTGGGCGATAAATAGCTAAATAAAAGAATTCTTTTATATGATACATCATTTTCTTGGACACTTGAATATCCAACTCTTTCTCATATCTCGACTTTATCCTTGGACCAATAAAATATCCATAATCAATAAACCAATCATTTAATCGTTTTTCCCAAGATCCTTTACCCATTATTTTTCGTCCAATATTAGAATAAATAAAACGATCAATGATACGTTCTACCGATAAAGAATGATAGTATGCCTTGGGTTGTATATAAAAAACACGCGGTGATCTCATTTTTGGAAAATACGTATTATCAATGAAACAAAATTCAGCGGTTTTTGGCAATAATGTACATCGTATCAAATCTTGGATCGACTTCGTTGAAGAAGTACGATTCGGTTCGGAAATTAAATGGTTTATTTTGAACGCACCTATAATTTGATCAAATAGTCCCTTCGTATTTCCCTTTGTTTCTATATATTTTATAATCATATCCGCCCAATATTTTGAACAAACATTGTTTGTGTAAATGTAAATATTACCACAATGGCCCTTCGTTTTTTTATAATAAAGGAATTCGAGAATTGTCATAATTCCATACCTCAGGAACTCCGGATATAAATCCATCAGTTCGTTCATGCATTCTTGGGATTCTACAAAAGTTTCACCGGTATCTTCTTCATACAAATGAGCAATTCCTTTCCACAATATATGTAGTTCAGAAAATGACCCCAGTGTTTCATCAAAGTCAAATACGAAATGCTTAGATTCTCTGCGAATTCGGCTATTCGAAGGTGAATCTGGGTAATAAAATTTACCTTCGTGTATTTGTACAAAAGAATTTACATCTGTTTCAATATTCATATGAAAATATTATAATAAAACCGTAAATATACACTTTTTACTTTGTCTACATTATATTAATATTTTTTACACTCCCGTCGATCCAAATCCACCTTCTCCGCGAACAGTAGTTTCAAAAAAGGATTCTTTGACAATTCGTATCAAGATGGGTCTTAGATCAGGAGCACATATCTGTAAAAGTCTTGTTGTTTTTTGCACAGTATATGGTGATGATTCGGACAATCCAAGATAACGAAATGCACCCATAATCCAACCTCTATATCCACTATCAATGATACCAGTATGATTGGCCAGCATAAGAGGTGTCTTGGACATGCTAGATCTAGGATACACATAATATCCAGTAGATTTCCATGTAGATTGTGTTTGATCATATATACGCATCTCAGCTTTTATACGATAATCCACAAATTTTGTATTCACCGCAGTAAAAACATGATCCTCTGGTGTCAGCAAATCAAACCCCGAATTTGGATACTTATCTGACAATATAGAAGAATTGTGTTTTTCTACGTGTAATGTGTAATCATTTACAAGTTCCTCATTAGTCTCGTCCACATAGAGATATAGAATTGCATGTTCTATCGTTTCTCCAACGAAAAATGACATTTTCAGAAAATCGGTGTAGATAAATAGAATACATTATATGAAGTATTCTATTTATGTGGTTTTACATAGATGAACCATGATCACGTTTGTATTGTTTCCAAGACACTTGTTTACTTTCAACTAAAAGTTTTTTAGATCCTTCATATTCTTTATCCAAATTATCAGCACGCTTCACCGCAGAATCCAAATATAATTCTTTCAGAAGTCGTCCAACCAAAACAGAACCCTCATGTTGATCCACTTTTCCATCCTCTATCATTTTCAACACAGCCAAGAATTTGGACATAATTGCCAAATCCAATTCATCCTTGATAATTTTATTAAAGATATCAGTATATCGATTATATAGAAAACTGGCTTGCGCTTGAGCCATAACCAAAAATCCATCGGGATCTAATTGACGAATAGTAGAATTCTCTTTCTTAAGAGTGTCCAATCTACGTATATCATCGCGAATCAAAACACTGTGTTTCAATTCACGTATAGTAGACGTATTATCTTCACACTCCGTTTCATTTATTAAACGCTTCAAGTTTAGACGTTCTTCGGATGTGATTTGTTCCATAACAATTAAATAATATATAAACAAAAAAGTATTGTTTATGTTAGTTTTTGTAATAATAGTGTAGATAAATTATATACATACATTAAATATTATTACCATGGCAGATGTTCAAAAAACAGATTCTATACCAAAAATTACAATACCCAAAATTACAATACCCAAAAATAATTCTATGATATATTTTGTTCCTCCGGTAATGAATACATTCATGCAATGGACGCAAACAACCCTTATTCTCATTTTCATAATATCATTATTCGCAATCATTTTATTTTTATACGTATTTGCCAATTTCGATGAATATAAAACGCGAATCAATGTAATTTCTTTAGCCTCATTATTTGGAAGAGATCCACAAGCGATGTTCCAATATTACATTCAAAATGCTCAAGCGGAAAGTATTGCAACAGCAATGAATAACATTCAAGCAACAACACAAAATATAAATAATACTACATATAGATTAGACGATCAATCTACACTTTTATCTAGACAAATGGCAAAAGACGTTCCCGATTCTAACGCAAAATCGAATAGTTTAGGAAGGTCTATACAAAAAGGAATAGCACAAATGCAAGACACTGTTTCAAAATTAGGAGGGGCGTTTGTACTAAATAATTATATGAATAAAGGTGCAGTACAGACTACACAATCGCCAAAGTCATAATAAATTGTTGTGATAAATGTTCTATAGTATAAAAAAATTACCACAATGTATTATACGATACTTAAAATACATTGTAATTATGATAAGATATATTCCTGTGAATTATTATACATATAACTCACAAAATTATTTTTTAGCAACAACAATAACTGTACTTTTTTCCACTTTTTTCATTGTTTTGTATTCGGCATTCTTATATGAAACAACCAACCGTGCCGATGTGTGTAGTCCTATTTTTTATTATGGAGGTGCATGTAAAAGACAAATCGCAAAAACGGTTTTGTTGAATCCCGATTTTTTAAGATATAAACAACAATACTATACAGATGTAGGTAATTCTATACAACCTAGAATACACGTAGATTCTAGCAATAACAGTATAGTTAATACTAAAGTAGAAACATACTTATCCGAAAACGACAATTTCAATAAACAGACGGTTCAAGAAATTCAAGACTTGACCAATATTTTGAATTTAATATCGACGAAATATTTAGGAAATATACAGCAATTTTTAGCAACATCTTCCCAAGAAACATCGAATTCCCTTGCGGAGGTTTTGCAAGATATACCATCTATGATAGAAACGGTAAAATCTAAATTGAACAAGGCTGTTGTCGAACCTACATCCGCTATATTTATTTCCCCCTTGCAAAAGCTCTACAAAGCATTAACGAATATAAACGAAACAAGCAACCAAACCTAATTATAATTACCCCCCCACCCCTCCCCTCCAATAATAAAATAACATCAATCTATATTTTTATCTAATAAAAATGTATATTCTTTAGTATTCATAGCATGAAACTCTCGATTGGATTTTATATCGCTATTGTTATTTTGTGCATAGTTTTGGCAATTTCTTTGTCAACATCATACCGTGTTAAACCATATTCACCCAGTACATTATTTTCAAGTGGTGCGGCAAAATACGAGGGGTTTAATGGAATGAAACCTTTGTATTATGGAACATATCCCGATAATAAAGCGATCGACCAGAAAGATTCCTATGACATACAAAGTGTTGCTGCAAATAAAACAGCTCAACGTATCTTGAGTCTTGGTGGATTATTTGGACCGGCTGATACACCAGATAACAAATTGGATATATTTTCAGACGCGAAAAGCAGTTTAACTTGTTCAACAAATTCTTCTGGTATGAGTACTTCTACAGGATTTTTATGTTTAGATCAAAATCAAATAAATCTTTTGAAAACACGCGGCGGAAACCAAACCGGTTGCCCATGCACTATAGGCGGTAGTGGTGTTTAAGGGCTACAAAAATATGGATTTCTCTATCTGTTTTGTAGCCATTTGACTACAAAAACACAGATGGCCCTTGATATAATATAGATTAGAAAATATATTATTTGATTAGAGGGAAAGTGGTATGACAATGAATGCAGTAGCATATGGTTTTGCTCTCTTCCGGATGTACGTCTATAGAATCATATACTTTATTATGGATACAGTTTTTCATGATATAGTGTTCCATCAATGTAATAATATTAAGATATTCTGAATCTTGGTCTTCCGACGGAACATATGAAAGTTCACTCAAAGCGCGGACAATTGAATCAATTTTTGCAGTAATATTTTGATCCATACTTTTATGATATATATAGTTATCAATAATTACATATATCGTTTTTACAAGTTATACACATAAGACATATTGAGAAATCCACATTTTTATAGCCATTTGTCTACAAAACGGATAGCTCTTATACATACATTGCCAACAAACTTTGATTCTGGTGTTGTTCACTTTTGATCAACAATTCAGCATCCTTAGGTCGAACGGTAAAAGGAAAAGACACTTGTACATCAATATCCTTAACGAACAGATTCTTTTCCGGTTTCATAAGTCGAAATAAGTTCAATTTAGTATGAATAATTTCCAAGCACCTCTTCAAATTTCGCACACCATCCTCATCTTTTGTCATACCTCGGTTAGATATAATAGTCTGTAGTGTCTCATCCGGAATAATAATGTCGTTTTCTGTAAAGCTTACTTGTTCTCGAATCTTTGGCAACAAATAATTCCTTGCAATGATTCCCTTTTCCTTTGCATCATAACCCTTGGTTTCAATACGATACATGCGATCACGTAAAATAGGGTTTACTTTTGACTCATCATTATAACTAAAGATGAATAGACATTTGCTCAAGTCAAAATCGATTTCGGAAAAATATTTATCATGGAATTGATTATTTTGTGTAGTATCTGTCAAATGGGTCAAAATACCGATGATTTCTTCACCTCTAGGTGTGTCAGATACTTTATCCAATTCATCAAAGTAGATGACCGGGTTCATACATTTGCTATCGATCAAGATCTGCACGATTTTACCCCACATACTTCCCTCATAGGTATAGGAATGTCCCTCCAGAAAACTAGCATCTCCAGTTCCACCCAATGCAATAAAAGTAAATTCGCGTCCTAGAATTTTACTGATACCTTCCTTTACCAAACTAGTCTTACCCGTTCCAGGAGGGCCTTTGATTGCAATAGCTGATCCCATTGCATCGGGATTGGTAATCCATTGACCTAACATCTGCATAATTTGCATTTTGGCGTCTCGTAAACCATAAACACATGTATCTAATGTATTCATTGCATTTTCCATGAATTCACTACATTTATCGACACCGTCAGACAAAGAGATCGAGAGACTTTTATTCACATTGAACGGAACTCTCATAAATGTATCTACCCAGGACTTCAGTTTGTAATATTCCGGATCACCCGGTTCCATCGATCGCAAAATATTCAACTTTTGCATGACGGTGGCCTTATATTTAGCGGGAATATTGGAATCAAGGAGAGTCAATCGATATGGTTTTTCAATGTGGATTCGATCATTTATCTCTTTGAGTTCCTTCATAGCACGTACTTGTTCCTTGTGAGACAACTTCTTTTTGAAATAATCGATCTCACTAGTGGGTTTTTCGTCCTTGTTTACCAATTTGTAATATTTTTTGGTGTTTTTCATACGAGCCTTTTTCACCAATTTTTGAATAGATTTGCGACATTCTTCAATCGCATTGAGTAAAATTTTACTCTTTGGTTTCATTGCCAATTTATCGAGTAGATGTTTTTTCAATTCAACTAATTCATTGTATTCGGTTTCAACCGTGGAAGGTTGATTTGGATCTTCTGCGTCCGTTTCCGTATCTTCTTCGGCATCTTTCGATTTCTTGGAAGATTTATCCTTTTTTGATGGTTTGGAGTTTGATTTCGTACTCTTTTTTTTGTCGGTTTTTTTTGTATTTGTTTTTTCGATTGTATTCTGCAAAGTAGAAGGTAACAAAATAGTTTCATAGGTTTCCTTCATAAATGTTTTTTCATCATCACTATCACAATCATCCTTCGCGTCTACATCGTCGCAAATTGCATTTTCGTCTTCCGGATCTCCACCGTTCAATGCTGTAAAAAATATACTGAATTTATTCGCCGCATCATCATATTCTTCATCATCATCGTCATAGTCCTCATCATCAGAATCATCGTCGTCGTCATCTGTATCAGATGGCTTTCGTTTGGATTTTTTATCCTTTCGATTCGTATTCGATTTATTGGCGGACTTTTTTTCCAGAGATTTCATTTTAGAATCAGCTTTTACTTTTTTATTGATATAATTGGATGGAAATAATGCAGCGATAGTTTTTCTCAACTCGCGAGGATCAACTGCGGAGGTTTCGTCGTCTTCCTCTTCAGCATCCTCGCCATCCTCGCCATCCTCGTCCTCATCGTCCTCATCATCAGACGTTTCAATACGCTTCTTTCTTTGATTACGTCTCGACTTCTTTGGAGGAACATAGGTAGAATCCGAATCTTCATCTTCGTCTTCATCTTCATCTTCCTCCTCTTCGTCGTCTTCGTCTTCGTCAGAACACGTTTCATATACATCCTCTTCATCATCTTCATCATCTTCTACCGATTCCATTTCCATAATAATATTCTCTTCTTCAGAATCAGAGTCTGGTTGTTTTCCACGACGTTTTAGTTGATTCTTTTTTTGATTGCGAGCATTGTATTTCTTTTTCTCTTTTTTTGTCAAAGGCATGCTAATTGATGTGAGAAAGCGGTTTGTAAAATATATATGAACTGGGTATAGGTACATATGAATACCAATATGGGTTTATACCGTTTGATAAATATATATTACTATAATAATATATTTACCCGCATATCGAGTGAAAAAATACGTAAATATGCAAAACTTTGTATCTGCATATTCATAGAAAATTGATCCGGATCTATTTTATAGAAAGGGATATAAAATCTAGCATTCTATATTATAGTAGTATCATGTCGTCATTGGGAAAAAAGATGAATGAATACAAGGCCCCATCCAAAATCATTGGAGTTCAATTTAGTATTTTGTCGCCTGATGAAATACGCAAGAACTCGGTGGTGGAGATAACGTCGAGAGATACGTATATCAATAACAAACCCGTAATTGGAGGTCTATTTGACCCCAGAATGGGTGTTTTAGAACCAGGTACGATTTGTCCGACGGATGGAATGACCTATATTGATACTCCGGGATACTTTGGACACATCGAATTAGCCCGCCCCGTATTCGCCATTCAACATTTGAAGGATATTATGAAAATTTGCCGATGTGTATGTTTCAAGTGTAGTAAATTGCTCATTAGCAAGAATCAACACAAACATATTCTGTCTAGACCCGCCGATGATCGTTGGACCTATGTATCGCAACTCGCAGCAAAAGTGAAGCGATGTGGTGATCATACCGATGATGGTTGTGGTTGCAAACAGCCCGACAAGATCAAATTGGAAGGTATGGCGACTCTCTTTGCAACGTGGGAAAACATGGACACATCGGGCGAAGATGGAGGAGATAAATCCAGCGATAAAATCAACATGAAATTGACACCAGAAATCGTCTTGAAGATTTTCAAACGTATTTCGGACGATGATGTACATTTTATGGGGTTTAGTCCGGTTTGGTCTCGTCCCGATTGGATGATTTTCCAGGTCTTGCCTGTGCCTCCTCCTGCGGTTCGTCCTTCGGTGAAACACGACGCCCAGCAGCGTTCGGAAGACGACCTGACACACATTTACAGCAATATTATTAAAACCAATAATATTTTGCGAGAGAAGTTGGCAAACCCAGATACACATGTGAACGTTGCTGAGAATTGGTTTACCTTGTTGCAACACTCCGTTGCCATGGTGGTGAACAATAAGATCAAAGGTGTTGCTCCTATGGCACAACGATCTGGCAGACCTCTGCAATGTATCATGGGTCGTCTCAACTCCAAGAATGGTCGTATTCGAGGCAACTTGATGGGTAAACGTGTTGACTTTAGTGCGCGTTCCGTTATCACGGGTGATCCCAATTTGTCTATCAAACAATTGGGTGTTCCTATGAAGATTGCCAAGAACATAACTAAACCGATCACCGTAAATGATCGAAACCGCGACTTCTTGATGAAGTTGATCGAGAATGGTCCTGACGAATACCCGGGTGCGAAGATCTTGGAACGCCGCAATGGCGAACACATTTCTCTGAGATACGTTGACCGCGGTTCGATTCGTTTGGAAAATGGAGACATTGTCCATCGCCACATGATGGATGGAGACGCTGTTCTCTTTAATCGACAACCCAGTTTGCACAAAATGTCGATGATGTGTCATATTGTAAAAGTCATGAAGGTTGGAGACACCTTTCGTATGAACGTTGGCGTAACCCGGCCATACAATGCTGACTTTGATGGGGATAGATTTTGTCCCCAACAGGTGGCTGCTTGTTAAGTTGTAGACAATACTTGACAAGACAAACAGTGTAATGTCTACTGATCTATACTTTTGATTGCATAGGAGTATAGTATTAATATAACCATCTAGTCTATTCGTGAAATTAACGTAAAGAAATCTCTCTATAATAATTATATTACAAATGATATTGAATAAACATGAAGCCGACAAAGTAATTGGGGAAATTTACAAAATAACTAATATAACAAACGGAAAATCTTACGTTGGACAAACTCGTAGTCATCGTCTTAATCACGATAAGTATAGGCCTTTTGGATATATGGGAAGGTTCAAAGATCATGTTCATGAAGCAAACTCTTCAAAAAAGAACAAATCCTGGTATTTGAATTCAGCATTATTGAAATATGGTATCGAAAACTTCACATGCGAATTACTTCACACATGCCCTGTCTCTGAATTGAATGAGCATGAAATCGATTATATATCTCAATATAACACCAAATTTCCAAATGGTTATAATTTGACAACCGGAGGACAAAATTTCATAATGAAAAATGGACCTGAAAAATCTATTGAAAATGTTATTGTCTTTCCAAAACCTGTCAAAACTTGCCCAAAAAAAAGTGATTATACCAAAAACTTGATATCTGAACGGTTAAAGGAGTCTTGCAATACACCTGAACATCGAAACAAAATGATGAAATTAACCCAGATACAACACGCTGATCAAAAGTTTGAAAAATTCAAAGATGTTGTTATAGATAGCAATGACATAGAAAAGTATATACGTCATCGTATAAACCACAAAACCAACGAAGAATTCTTCAAAGTTGTCATTGGAAAAGTAAAAACCTCATTTGTCGGTAGATATGAACCAATATCAGATAAAAAAGAAAGAGCCAGAGAATTTATACGTGAATTAATTAATAGGCAAAATACCTTGTTGCTGGGAACCCCTTTAGAGCCTTCACCACCACTCTCCTCTGGAAACATTGGAGAGGAACTCGGTTAATCGCCGATCCCAATGGTAATAGAGTGAAGGATTGGGCAATCAGCATGCTTACTACCTAAAATCGATATGGCAGATCACGGTAGGGCGTCAGAGACTGAACGGGTATTGGTTGACTATGAAGGATTAGCCATCCAGAGTTAGCTTAAGATACAGTCCAATCCTGATTCGAAAGATCAGGTGGTATTCTATTTCCAGGTTCAATTAACCTGTAGAATATCAGTAAAATTTAAAAAATGGAGATGAATATGCATATGCCGCAAAATGTCCTCGCAGAAAGCGAGCTCCGACATTTGGCGGCAATTCCCTACCAAATGATAAGTCCAGCCAATAATTCACCCATTATTGGCATCTACCAGGACTCTTTGTTAGGTTCTTATAGAATGACGCGATCTACGGTGTCCTTTACACCTAGAGACGCAATGAATTTATTAATGATGTATCCCAAGGTGGATACAAAAGCCTTGAGAGAGGCAGCAACACAAGGAAAATCAAAAAAATCCGAAGGAAAACTAACCAGTTTCGATATTCTCAGTCAGATAACACCACCTTTGACCATGGTCTATAAAACCAAGTTGTTCGAAGATGGTGAAGACTATGCAACATCCAACAATGTCATGGAAATTCGTAATGGAAAATACATCCGCGGTCAACTAGAAAAATCCGTCCTTGGATCAACCTCCAAAGGTATTCTCCACAGAATCTGCAACGATTTCGGAAGCATGGCTTGCGCAAATTATAACGACGATTTACAAAACGTGATAACTGAATATATGAAATCCAGTTCATACAGTGTAGGAATCAGCGATTTGATTGCAGACAAGACGACACAACAAAAGATCAGCCAAGTAATCTTAACACAAAAAAGCGAAGTGCAAGCTTTGGTCGACAAAGTCCACTTGGGCACGTTCGAAAACAATACTGCAAATACTAGCAATGCGGAATTTGAAAGCTCCGTCAATAATATACTGAACAAGGCTACTGAACAGGCTGGTAAAATTGGCCGCACCAGTTTGAGTGCAAACAACCGATTCCTGATGATTGTGAACTCGGGTTCTAAAGGTACACTCATCAATATCAGTCAAATGATCTCTTGTTTGGGTCAAACCAACGTAGATGGAAAACGAATTCCCTATGGATTTGACAACCGCACACTTCCTCACTATCACAAGTATGATGACAGCCCAGGTGCTCGTGGGTTCATAGAAAATTCCTATATTTCGGGATTGTCCGCACCGGAACTCTTCTTCCACGCCATGGGTGGTCGTATTGGTCTCATTGATACCGCAGTTAAATCGGTAGCGTGGAACACGCCAATTGTCCTCATCGAGAACGGAAACCCCGTGTATATCGAGATCGGAAAATGGATCGACCAACAGCTCGACAACACCTTGCAAAAAGAGAATGTCCAACATTTCACAGAACGCAACATGGAACTCCTGAATCTTCCCAACAATACGGTCTACGTGCCTACCACCGATGAAGATGGACACATTACTTGGGGAGAGATAACCGCGATCACTCGCCACGATCCAGGAGATCAATTATACGAAATCAAGACGCAGGCTGGAAAGAGCGTTATCGTTACTGAAAGCAAATCGCTCCTCATTTGGAATCCGGAAACCCAGAAATTGAAGGAGATGTTAACCCCCGATATCAAGGTAGGCGACTGCGTTCCAGTCAACGGTGAATTATGCGAACCACCTATTGTATTGCAATCCATCGACGTCTCCAAACACTTGTCGAAATCGCAATTTGTCTATGGAACTGAATTCTACAAGGCCAAGGATATGATGCAAGAAGCCATGCAAAATCGCATCAAAATTCCGGCAAACTGGTGGAATGAAAAAAACGGCAAGGAATTTACATTGCCTTACACTAAGAAAAGTGCTCTTCAGCGCGCATTAACACAGTGTGCGGAAAATCTCGAACACGTTGAGCCCGGATTCGTATATCCATATCACGCGTGTCGCAAGGACACCCGTTTTCCAGATCAATTCGCATTAAACGAAGAAAACGGTATCTTTATTGGTCTATTCTTGGCTGAAGGTAATTGCAATGGATCACAAACCATGTTAACCAACAACGACGAAGATATCCGTGCATTTGTTCGCCAATGGTTTGATAAACACCATATTTCCTATCAAGAAAAATCCAGGATAAACAAAATTGGTGGAACAACCACGACCATTTCCGGGCGCAGTTCGGTTTTGTCGAAATTCCTAACCGCCATTGTCGGACACAAGGCGGAGAATAAGCATGTTCCAACCGAGGCTTTCATTGCACCAGAATCCTTTATCGTGGGTCTCCTTAATGGATACTTTTCCGGTGATGGATCTATTTCCAAGAACTCGATTGACGCCGGATCGGCAAGCCCACGATTAATAGAGGGGATAGCAATGTTGTGCTCTCGTGTGGGTATTTTCGGTAAAGTCTCCAAATCGCAAATAAAGTCCAATAATTTGAATACTAAGAATATCAAACCTACCTATCGCCTACGTATCTGTAGTCAATGGGGGCTACAGTTCGCCAAAAAAATCCCCCTTCTTGAAAAGACGAAGATGGCGAAACTCCACGACATCAAGTGGACAAAAACCCATCGTAATTTTCAGACCTATAACGACGTCATTCTCGATCCCATCGTCGAAATCAATGTTATAGGGGTAGAGAACCATCCCAAGATGTACGATCTTACGATTCCATCCACCTTGAATTTCGGTCTAGCGAATGGTCTTCAGGTTCGCGATACGTCGACCACTGGATATATCCAGCGACGTTTGATCAAAGGTTTGGAAGATTTGAAGGTCGAGTATGATATGACTGTTCGAAATAGCAAGGGTAAAATCATCCAATTCGCATATGGTGATGACGGTTTCGAGTCAACCCGTGTAGAAAATCAAACACTCCCTCTTGTCGGAATGAGTGTCGAAGATATCTACATGCACTACGATATTGTAGGTGCAAATGACCAAGAGAGCGAACTTTTGTCTATTTATACCAAGGGAACAATTTCGCGTGCTAAAAAGCAAAAGGCCGAATGTCGCGCTAGATGCCAAGTCTATATCAAGAAAATGTTGGATGCACGCGACGATATCGTGAAATCCGTTTTCAAGAACAAAAACGAAAATATGGTGCGACTCCCCGTTGCATTCCAAAACATTATAACTAATATTCAAGGACAGATGGGACTCAACCAAAATTCCACCGTGGATTTGACTCCTCAAGAAGCCTTCCTGTTAATTGAAGACAATTTTGCGAAAATGAATCAGTATTCTTTCGCGCCTTTGACACCCTTGTTCGAAATCCTCTATTACTTCTATTTGTCTCCAAAGGATCTGTTGATCAACCGCCGATTCCATCGCAAAGCACTCATTGTCTTGCTAGAAACCATTGCTTTGAAACACAAGGAGGCAATTGTGAATCCAGGTGAAATGGTTGGGGTTATTGCGGGTCAAAGTACGGGTGAGCCGACGACGCAACTAACACTTAACTCACTCGTATATGCAGCGGAAATTATTGTAAGAAATTCCAAAAAAGAAATTCTCAAGCGGAAAATTGGAGAATTTACTCAAGAGCACATCAAACTATCCAAAAAAGTAGACTACATGAAAGACAAGGACACCACATATGCAGAGCTTTCCGAATTCTACGAAGTTCCTTGCGCAAATGAATCTGGAGAAACTGTATGGAAACGTATTGAGGCCGCTACACAGCATCCAGTAGTGAACGAAGACGGAACTAACACCATGTTGAAGGTCATCACCAAGGGTGGTCGTGAAGTCATCGCAACCAAAGCCAAATCCTTCCTCCAACTTCGCGATGGAAAGATACAGGCTGTGGAAGGAGCAGCACTCAAGGTAGGCGACTATTTGCCCGCATCGAGAAAAGCGATGGATTACACTGAGAAACACATTATCAATCTACGTACTATTCTACCGCCTACCGAATATGTCTATGGATCCGAACTAGAAAAAGCAAAAGCCGTTATGCATGAACGACATTGGTACAAAAATCACTCTGGAAAAACATTTGTTTTACCTCATAAAGAAAGTAGATGTATATCTCCATTATTCAGAGAAAAGGTTCGTCCAGGAAAGACACCCAATAAAGCACAATACATCTTGCCTGGAAATGTATACATGAAAAGCATGGGTTCGTGCAATTATACCATTCCAGAAGATCTTCCGCTAGATTACGATTTTGGATATTTGGTTGGTGCATATGCCGCAGAAGGATCCATGAACAAAAACAAAATATCTATAGCAAACATCAATGATGCCTATCTAAAACCTATTGAAGACTATTGCGAAAAACTCAAGATTGTTGCAACAAAACGTAAGCGATGTAATCGTGGTGGTGAAGGATGGACTAGCCAAGAATTACATATAAATAGCACTATCTTGTGCAGAATTCTAGAATCATTATGCGGAAAACTAAGCTACAAAAAATTCGTATCAGAAACCATCGTCTTCTCAAACAGACAATGCATTCTAGGATTCTTGGATGCTTATATTGGTGGAGATGGATCTATTTCAAAGCACAAGAACAAGAATGGATCCATCCGCATCAATAATATTCAGATGTGGTCTACCTCCAAAACCCTATTAACTGACGTCATGGTCATGCTGAAAAATCTGGGTGTTTCGAGTCATATCCATACTATTACAAAGCGTCCCGAGGGAACTCGCGCGATCAAGCATGTTCATCAATCCTATAGTTTGGACATCAAAAACCGACAGTCGCAAAAACTAGCAGCGCTATTGAATCTAACAGTAGAAGAAAAACAAGAAAGTCTTAATCTCTTGCTCAAACAAGATTACTTCAAATACGAGCATTCTCTCGAAGATTTGACTCTTCCCGATATAGTCGATGGTACTCTAACTATGCGCAAACGCGACGGTAAGATGATGGACCTAGAGTTCGATCAAATCGTCTCCATCGAAGAAGTCGAAAACCCTACACCTTACGCATATGACTTGACTGTGGAAGACACTCGCAACTTCGACATCTACAATGGTCTATGTCTAAGAGATACGTTTCATTTAGCTGGCGTGTCGAGCAAGTCCAATGTAACTCGCGGTGTTCCCCGAATTGAAGAGATTCTCCGCCTTACCAAGAATCCCAAAAATCCATCATTAACGGTTTATTTGAAACCCATGGACGAGACAAATCAAGACAAAGCCGATGCATATTCCAAAATGATGACTCACACAAAATTGGTAGACGTAGTCAAATCCATCCAAATCTGTTTTGATCCCAACGAACAGTCTACCACAATACAAGAGGATCGCGGTTTATTAGAACAATACTACGAATTCGAACATATGATGGCAGAGTGCGCGGGCACAATCGATCCTATATCCAACGCCCCCGTAAAATCCAAGTGGATTGTTCGCATGGAAATGGACGCCGAGACGCTCCTAGAGAAAAACATCACGATGGACGATATCCACTTTGCAATTAGCAATAGTCATTATGGTAGCGAAATATCGTGTGTTTATTCGGATTACAATATGGACAAATTAATCTTCCGTATCCGCATGAATTCCTCTGTATTCAGCAAAGGTAAGAAGCGCGGACAAGCAGAAACATTGGATCAATCGGACGAGATCTATCTCCTCAAAAATTTCCAAGATGCACTCCTCAACAACATTGTTCTCCGTGGTGTGAATCACATTGAGAATGTGGCTGCAAGAAAGGTGCAAAACATGGTATC